TCTAAATTTACGAGACGTAAGTTAGAAGAAAACCAAGCAGCTCAAGAACTTGATGGATTAGATACAACTATTGACTGGAAGAATACAGGTGATAACAGTTATGATGGTGAAAAGTTAAAATTACTTGTTCACGATGAATCAGGTAAATGGGAAAAGCCAACTAATATACTTAACAACTGGCGAGTAACAAAAACTTGTTTAAGATTAGGTAGTAGAATTATCGGAAAGTGCATGATGGGGTCAACATCAAACGCTCTAGACAAAGGAGGTAAAAACTTTAAAAAACTATACGACGGCTCGGATGCGTCGGCAAGAAATAAAAATGGGCAAACTAAAACAGGTTTATACAAATTGTTTATTCCTATGGAATGGAATTATGAGGGTTTTATTGATCAGCATGGCTATCCTGTGTTTGATACTCCAACGAAAGAAACATTAGATCCTCAAGGTAATATTATTACAGAAGGGGTTATACAACACTGGGAAAATGAGGTTGATGGATTAAAAGATGATGCTGATGCATTAAACGAATACTATCGGCAGTTTCCAAGAACAGAGCAGCACGCTTTTAGAGATGAAGCTAAACAATCTATTTTTAATTTAACAAAAATTTATCAACAAATAGATTATAACGAAGAATTAAAAAATTCTGCTATGGTTACCCAAGGTAATTTTCAGTGGGAAAACGGAATTAAAGATACTAAAGTAATGTTCTATCCAAATAAAAATGGTAGATTTTTTATTACTTGGGTGCCAGATCAAGAACAACAAAATAACTTAATAATAAAAAATGGTATTAAATATCCTGGCAATGAGCATTTGGGAGCTTTTGGATGTGATAGCTATGACATTAGTGGTGTTGTTGGTGGTGGTGGATCTAACGGATCGCTTCATGGATTAACAAAATTTTCTATAGAAAATGTACCACCTAATCATTTTTTTCTTGAATATATTGCAAGACCTTCAACAGCAGAAATGTTTTTTGAAGATGTGCTTATGGCTATAGTATTTTATGGCATGCCTTTATTAGCAGAAAATAATAAACCTAGATTACTTTATTATTTAAAACGTAGGGGATATAGAGGATTTAGTATTAATAGGCCAGATAAAATATATAACAAATTATCATTAGCAGAAAGAGAAGTAGGAGGAATACCTAATTCAAGTGAAGATATAAAACAAGCTCATGCCTCTGCTATAGAAACGTATATAGAAGATTTTGTGGGAGAAAAAAAAGATGGTTATGGAGATATATATCTTCAAAGAACTTTAGAAGATTGGGCCAAGTTTGATATAAATAATAGAACAAAGCATGATGCTTCTATAAGTTCAGGATTAGCTTTAATGGCATGCAATAAGCATAGATATAGTCCTAAAGGATTAACTAAAATTAAATCATATTCTTTGGGTTTTAAAAAATATAACAACGAGGGATCTACTTCAAAAATAATACAATAAATGAATGTAAGTACAAATACTAATAGCCCATTTCCAGATCAAGTAGTAAGCGATGCTGAGAAAGCTACCTGGGAATACGGACTTCAAGTAAGTAGAGCTATAGAACAAGAGTGGTTTAATTACGGAGGAAGTGGTTCAAATCGTTACGCAACAAATTGGAATAATTTTCATAGTTTACGTTTATATGCTAGAGGAGAACAAAGCGTTCAAAAATATAAAGATGAGCTAGCTATTAATGGTGACTTATCTTATCTTAATTTAGATTGGAAACCGGTTCCTATATTATCTAAGTTTTCTAATATAGTAGCTAATGGCATAACTCAAAAACAATACGATTTAACTTCGTATGCACAAGATCCCGAATCTTTAAAAAAGAGAACAGATTTTGCTGAAGATTTATTATTTGACATGCTCACAAAAAATGAGCAAGCTCAGGCATCTGAAATAATTAATGTTAATTTAAGTAGATCTAATATTTCACCAGATAATTTACCTGAATCTTTAGAAGAAAGAGATCTTCACATGCAGCTTAGCTATAAACAAGCTATTGAAATTGCCGAAGAAGAAGCTGTTAATACTGTTTTAGCTACTAATGAATTTGATTTAACTAAAGCAAGAGTAAATCAGGATTTAGTTAATATAGGTATAGGGATAACAAAAACCTCTTTTAACACAGCAGAGGGCATTGTAGTTGATTATGTTGATCCTGCTTATTGTGTTTGGTCTTACACGGAAGATCCTCATTTTAATGATATATATTATGTAGGAGAAGTTAAATCAATAACTATACCTGAACTTAAAAAGGAATTCCCTAATATATCTAATGAAGAATTAGAAAGAATTCAAAAAATGCCCGAAATCGAAGTATGATACGGGGATTTGAAAACTATGATTACAATACTGTTCAAATATTATACTTTGAATATAAAACTTATACAGATCAAGTATTTAAAATAAAAAGAACAGATTCTGGCTTAGAAAAAGCTATTGAAAAAACTGATGAGTTTAATCCTCCACCAAATGACAATTTTGAAAGAGTTTCGAGGTCTATAGAGGTATTATATGAAGGAGCTAAAGTTATTGGTACGGATACGATGCTTAAGTGGGAAATGTCAGAAAATATGACAAGACCTCTAGCTGATACAACTCGCGTTGAAATGAGTTATTCTTTATGTGCTCCTAGAATGTATAAAGGAAAAATACAATCATTAATAAGTAAATGTATAGGCTTTGCCGACGTTATTCAATTAACTCATTTAAAAATACAGCAAGTATTATCTAGAATGGTACCCGATGGTATATTTTTAGATATGGATGGATTGGCTGAGGTAGACTTAGGTAATGGAACAAATTATAATCCAGCCGAGGCATTAAACATGTACTTCCAAACTGGTTCTGTTGTAGGTAGATCTCTTACTCAAGATGGAGATATGAATAGAGCTAAGGTGCCAATTCAAGAATTGTCTTCTTCCAGTGGAATAGGAAAGATACAATCTCTTATTACTGCTTATAATTATAATATGCAAATGATTAGAGATGTTACCGGATTAAACGAAGCAAGAGACGGCTCTTTACCATCCGCGGATTCGTTAGTAGGTCTACAAAAAATGGCAGCTAATGCTTCTAATGTAGCAACTAAGCACATACAAGATGCTAGTCTTTTCTTAGCCCTTAGTACTTGCGAAAACATTTCTTTAAAAATAGCGGATGTATTAAATTTTCCTCTTACTAAAAATTCATTAATGAATAGTGTGTCCACTTTTAATGTGGAAACTTTAAGAGAAATGGAAAACTTAAATTTGCATGATTTTGGTATATATTTAGAAATGGAACCTGATGATGAAGAAAAAGCTGAGCTAACTGCTAATATAAGTGCCTCTTTGCAACAAGGTAGTATTGATATAGAAGATGCTATTGATATACGTGAAATTAAAAACCTTAAGTTAGCTAATCAAATGTTAAAACTTAAGCGCAAGAAAAAATTAGAAAGAGAACAAGCTGTAACACAGCAAAACATACAAGCTCAAGCAGAAGCAAATGCTCAAGCTTCTGAAAAAGCCGCAATGGCGGAAGTGCAAAAACAACAAGCTCTTACGTCTGAAAAAGTTGCTATAGAACAAGCTAAGTCCCAATTTGAAATACAAAGAATGGAAAGGGAAGCTCAAATAAAGAAACAACTAATGGCAACAGAGTTTGAATACAATATGCAATTAGCTCAAGCTCAATTAGGCGCTACTAAACAAAAAGAGGCGGAAATAGAAGATAGAAAAGACAAAAGAGTAAAAATACAGGGAACTCAACAAAGCGAATTAATACAGCAAAGACAAACGGAAGGAATGCCTAAGAACTTTGAATCACAAGGCAATGACGTAATGGGGGGATTTGATCTGTCTTCGTTTGATCCCAACTAAATAAGTATTTAATAATTATATAATATTATATCATGAATGAACAAACAAAAACGGAAGGATCTTTTAAGATACAATCCAAGCCAAAGCTAACTGATGAGCAGTTTGCCGCAAAAAACAAGGAGCCTTTAATAGACGTTCCAAGTAATGTAACTAGAGTAGTAATTCCTAAAGAAGAAAAAGATGCCGTTCAAGAGTCAAGCCCAGATGGTATGGATGAGAATAAACCAGCCGGAGATGTACAAGAAGTGGCGGAAGGAACACCCGAACCAGTCATTAAAGAAATTACCGAAGAAGAAAAAGTAGAAGAAAAAGTAGAAGTAAAAGCCGAAGAACCGGCAGCAGAAACTCAGCCTATTCAAAATGATTTGCCAGAAAATATAAATAAACTGGTAGACTTTATGAAAGAAACAGGGGGTACTATGCAAGATTACATTAGGCTTAGCACTAACTACGAAGATGTTGACAGAGACACTCTCGTAAAAGAATATTATAAAAGTACTAAACCTCATTTGTCGCAAGAAGAAATTGATTTTATGATCGAGGACACTTTCGCATTTGATGAAGATATTGATGAAGAGCGAGACATCAAAAGAAAAAAACTCGCATACAAAGAAGAGGTTTCGAAAGCCCGTAAGTTTTTAGAAGATACTAAAGAAAAATATTATGATGACATCAAGTTGAAGTCACCTAGTCTTTCTGAAGATCAACAAAAGGCATCGGACTTTTTTAATCGATATAAGGAGGACCAGGAAAGAAACTCCCAAAATCATGAGAAGTTTAAAACTCAAACTGAACAATTATTTAATAAAGATTTCGAAGGTTTCGATTTCGATTTAGGAGAAAAAAAGTTTAGATATGGAGTTCAAAATGCTGCTCAAGTGGGGGAAAAACAATCGGACATCGGTAATTTCATAGGGAAGTTCCTTGGAGAAGATGGTACGATTAAAGATACTAAAGGGTATCACAAAGCTTTATACGCAGGAGCAAATGCTGATAAAATAGCAAATC